TCAAGAAACATTTTTGCAAGACTGATTCTCATAGATTTCATAGTTAGCGGGGGACTTATTACGAAATTTATTTAAAGCCTAGGTTTTCGATTGCGAACTTGTCCGACTTCAACACCTGCAAAGATCGGTCAAAGCTTACCCAACGGCTCCGGTTGCCTTGTATTTTGTAGATCGTGGTTTTGTTCCCTTTGGCGGGCAGGTCGGTAACTTCTATCCTGGCATCACCCCAAAACTTTAGCGGGTAGTTTTGCACCGTTTGACCAGTTCCGGTACGAATTACTACTTGCCCATTTGGTCTTCGCAGGATTTGGCAATCTACGGTTTTGACGGTACCATCTACGTTGGTTCTGAGTCGGTAGGCCCCAAACAGCGAATCACTCGCTTCTTTTTCAGCTTCTTGAAAAAAGTCTTTGGTTGTAGCTCGTTTAATTGCGGTGTTGATTCGTTCGGCTTCACGGTCATAACTATTCTGAGCGATGAGCCGTGCCGCTATTTCTGCGAGTTGTCGCCCTGGATCAACGACCAGCGTGTTTTTGTAGAAATTGACCAGCGTTGCCGTGTCCCTTGCAGGGATATTTGCACACGGGTTCTTTTCATCCCATCCCACGGGTTTAGCGTCCAATGAAACGACTTTTCCCCTTAGTTTGACTTGGTATCCAACCCACCAAACAACGCTGTCGCATTGGTTTAGATCAGTATAAAACCAAATCGAATCTTTAACAAAGCTGTCTTGGCTGTATGCGAAGACGGGCAATAATGTCAAAATGATCACTTTTAGGAATTTCATATTTTCGGTTTTAGTAAATTTTAATCCAAGTGTTGGTAGAAGAATAAAACTTAAACTTTCTTTGTGTCCCAGCAACCGCCGTTGTTACCGCTGTTCCGGTGATGGTGTTTCCGTTCCCATCAAGCGTTAAAACAGAGATTGCATTATTCCAAGTCATCGATAAGATTTGCCCGTCCTCTGGGCTTGCAGGAAACAAGAACGTAAAGGTTGCTTGGGTTCCGCCTTGGTTCACAAAATTATCACTGTAATCATTGGAAAATGTTTGTGGGCTTGATGTGCTGGTGATTTCATAATACGCTTCTTGTTTGGCTCGTACTAATCCTGTTACTCGAACCTCATTTGCTACGTTAGTCGATAGCGAGATATTGCCAGCCGATGAAGACATGTTTAAATCCCCGTTCACTCCTCTAATCTGCGTGTTGCCATTTACCGCATCGTTGGTCACAAGCTCGAAGCTCATTTCCCCAGCGCCATCGTTGCCAAATAACAGGCTTGCGCCACCTGTACTTGCGGTGTCGGTCATCCCCAAGCCTACGTATCTTTCGCCGCTGGTTGCGTTTGCGAAGTAGAAAAATGAACTATCAGCACCGCCATTGTACGTTTGCGAGAAAAACAAATTGCCATCATCGGGCACCCTTGCGCGGGTGGTGTGATTGGCTAAGGTTGCTGAACCGGAATAGATGCCGTTGCTAAGTCCTGAAATTGGATAGTCTAGCAATGTCCCATCCGTTGCAAATCCTGCAATGTAGGCTGATTGGGTTTTGCTCAGGCCGGCGGCTTCTTTATTGCCGATTCCGTATGTATTTAAGCTTGTTGTTCCGTTTTTCCGAATTACAAAAAGCGGGCTTGAGGCATCTTCAACCGTGAAGAATTTCCCTGCTGTTACGCCTGCACCGTTGATATTATTGAACCTGAAATGTGCCGTATCTATTCCAGCGAAACCCGAAGAAGTAAACCATAGTGCTTTCGGAATGGTATTTGTCTTATTGCCCATACGTATAAACGCAAAAGAACTTCCTGGTATAAGCACAGTGTCAAGTGATGCCGATGAATAGTTCTCTGTATTTAGAGATTTTGGGTCTAATATATAGTTTCGCACTACATATCTTTCGTTAGCATTGTTTCTGTACATCTCAAACGACGCCTCGGTTCTTAATCCTGCGCCTAAATTGTTTGACAGATAATATCCCCCAAGCCATCCAGAAGAAGATTGAGAGGACATATTAAAATATGCCCCTTGGTTTGCTGCATACGTTGTCTTTTGGGATACGACCGCGCCAACATCAGAGTATAAAGCTGTTGAGTTACTGTGAATATGTGGGGTAGTGAAATTACCTCCCGCGTAAGTCGCATCGGTACTAGGGTCGTGATAAAAAGTGGAATCTGATCCTACTTTGAATTTCCCATCAAATTGAACTCTAGTGTTTTGAATGCGAAAATCTGTACTTGCTCCCCCTGCAATCGTTACGTCTCGGCTTGCTTCTAGTTCGGTTTTTAGCCATGTACTTGCAAAATCGGATGATGCTCTATATCCTATCCAGCCGCTACCATCTGCGGTTAATATTTTGGTTGCGCTGGTTTGATTTGGTAGATTCCCCGCCCTGAGTGAATCTAAAACGTAAAGATTTTGATTGTACCTCCAATCTCCATTCACAATATTATTCCAAGGCTGTCGGATTGTTTTTGATCCGCTAGTCATTACGCTGCCTGAGAAATAAGGAGAAACAAACATTCCTTCTTCGTATATTATCGCTCTTCCTCCACCACCTGATCTAACTGTCCATGTAATACCATCAGGGGATGTTGCCACGCCGCTAGATTGATCGCAGGCCACAAACAGCCCATTTCCAAAAGTTACATCATACCAAGCACCAGAGGTCAATGTTCTGCTTGTCCATGTCGTTCCAGTTGAACTAGTCATTACCCTGTCTGTTCCATCGTTCGACACCGCCACCCAAAGCCCATTCGCAAAAGTTATGCCCCTCCATTGGTTTGCCGCCGCCGCTGTTCTTGGCGTCCACGTAATACCATCTATGGAGGTCATAACTCTATCAGTCCCGCCATACGCAACCGCCACGTATAAATCATTGGCGTACTTAACCCTATGCCATGAGCTAGAAGTTACGCTACGAGCAGTCCACGTTATACCATCCGGTGAAGTCATTACCCGATTGGTTCCATTGTCTGAAACAGCAACAAACTGATTATTGCCATAACAAACCGAAATCCACTGATTTGCTTCTGCCGCACTTCTAGCAGTCCAAGTTATACCATCGTTACTTGTTGCTACGCGATTCGTGCCATTGTAAGACGTGGCGACGAAAATGCCATTCCCAAAGGCCACACTAGCCCACTGATTTGCAGCGGGTGCAGTCCTTTCGATCCAACTTCTACCGTCTTCGCTGGTGAAAAACTTGCCATTAAAAGAACAGGAAACAAAACGATTATTCCCGTAGCAAACGGAGATTAACGAAGGCGACCCAGTAACGGCGTTGGTTGTCCAGGAAACGCCTGAACTAGAGTTAAGGACTGAGTTGGAAATATTCAACCCATTCCCTGCGGTTATTTGCGCAAGATCGCCGTCACCATCAGCACCAACTATAACCGTTGGTGCATCCGTCGTAAGGTCAGTTATTCTTGCCTCACCCGTGACGTGGAGTGTTCGTTGTGGTGAAGTATTACCGAACCCAGTTCGACCGCTTGGGTCTAAATACATCCAATTAGCCCCAAAAGCGATTGGGTATAAATTCCCATTTGTTGTAAAATCTACACGCTCCAAGGAGTTGCGCCAGTAAAAACCGCCTGTTTTAGTTGCGCTTTCACCTACTTCCATGCCGTAGTAATCGGAATCCTTTATAATGCCAAGCCCCATAACCTGAGTGCCGGATATTTGGACATCCCAACGGGTATTAGATAAGTCCGTTCCGTAATAAGTATATGCGCTACCGCGCTGCCAAGGGGTGAATATTTCATCCCAAGCCGAGCCGTTGTACACTTTCAGGTAATTTGTGGTAATGTCATACACTGTGTATCCAGTAACCCCCGTGGGGAGTCCCGCCGTGGTGTATTCCCCAAATTTCCACGGTCTTCCAATCACCCCGGCATAGGTGTTGTTGTCGAAGAGGTTTCGAGCAATTAGGTTTGTACCGTTTGAAACTGCTGCGTAGTTGGCTGCTATTGAAGTAGGCAGCGTCTTAGCAAACAGCCTAGTGGCCAAACCATTAGGACTTGTAGTGTCTGCCCGAATCGTATGCGAACCAGTCGCCAAAATACCATAACCAACTTCTCGGAAATATCGGCGAAGCATGAAAGCGGTATCTGCAATTGGGAGGTAGTCTGAAAGGTCGATTGTGGCAAAATCAACCTCCCCCGTGCTGGTACTTATAAGCTGCAAGTATTGGCCAACGCTGGCTGTGCCATTGTCAACGGCTTTTGTCCTCATAAATAGGTACTCACTGGCCCCGCCTCCAATGCCATACCCATAAGCCCCCATTTCAACCCCGGTGCCCGTTATGCCTAATTCGCCCTCAATTGCTCCCATTGAGATGCGCCCGGCCTTGGCGGTGAAATACCTTATGTAAGCATCAATCGACGACAAATAGGGACTATTCCTAAAGGATACGCTATCCGCGTCAATAGAAATCCTTGAAATTTTACCATCAAATTCCCGGTCGGTCACATCCAAATACATGTATGGTTTGCCTCCAAAATAAAGCCCCTGGTAAAATTCAGCGTAATCACCAAAGGCGCTTGAAGTGTCTCGAATTACTATTTGGTTGTACCTATTTCCCTGCAAAATAAACTGCCTGAATGCACCTGAGCGCCTACCGAAATACCCCACTGTATCCCCAAAATAACCGGACAAAGTGCCAGCGCCTACGCCAAAACTTTGCCTACTTAACGTATCAACAAAAGTTAGCGGATAACCTTCAAGTTGCACCCTAGTGTTCTCAATCAAAAAGCCCCCCATGCGCACGGTATCGCCCTCAGTGTAAAGTCCGTTTTCAGCCACTACAATAGCCCGTGGCCGACATGCCAACAAAAGGTTCTTCATGGTTTCATAATCCTCAACGGCGCTGAATTTTCGCTTTGTAGGGGTGCCAAAACGGCCATAAATCCAGGTTCCCCCGGTGGTTGTATTTTCTTCAATGTTGGCGATCCAGTTTCGATTTATGCCGTAGTCCGTTGAACCAACCGTGAAGGGGATAACGATAAATTTGGAACGCTCAAGCACATCATCAAAATCATCCTGAATCCTGATTTGGGTTTCCCACTGGATACCGCCAAAGTTTGGGGCATACTCAACAAATAGTTTGGTGCCTGTGCCGTCCCTGGTGATGTACTGGACAAAGACCCAATCAACGGTTGTGACATTGCCATTCAAAAGGGTGACCTCTAAACAGCATTGGGATAAAACAGAATCGGGCAAAGCTGTTACACTTTGCCCTTTTCCGTTCAACCCTATCATTACCAAAATGAGCGAAACAAAGATAGAGCGCATTGGATGGAATATTTAAGAAGGAAAATCGGAGCGTGGAACGTCAGCAAACAAGGGTGAAAAAAGTTGGTTGCCCTGCCATGCCAGATCGTCGGTGCTGGTGCTGGTGCCCAAATCTCCGCCCTGGTCATTGTGCTGACTGATGCGGAAATTGTCAACGGGACGGGAAAACTCTACACCGTTCCAGTCTACTCCAATCACCCGCTTTTTGCCGTTGTTGCCAAACAGCACCACAACCAAGTCACAGCACTGAATTGCGTACTGCAAGTTGTTGCGGCGGTCACGGTCTTTGCTGTCGAAAATACAAGCGGCATTACACTCATAAAATCCCGTTGCTGACGTGTAATTGAAATTGTAGGTTGCTCCACGTTTGCGGGGTTCGATCTTCTTCCAGGTGGCCCCGCCGACCATTGTAAAGCCCAAGATTTCCTGATTGGTTTGGTCGAAAAGCAGTGCATCGCTTGCCATATCCGCCCAATCAATCTCAGAGTATTTCGCGTAAAACCCAATGTACCACCCGCCCCGGTCGGCGCAAGTTTCGGAACTGATAAGGTTCTTGGGTTCGCAGATTATTTCTGCCATTGTTTTAGCTTTTAATTGTGAAAGGGAGAGCCGTTAAGCCCTCCCAGATATATCCCAAAAACGATTATAGCGGTACGGTGTATTTGTAACCCCCGGCAATGTACTTGGTATCACTGATCGCGGTTGCGCTCAAGCTGTGCGACAAGAACAAGACTTTGCCCAATTCGTCCAGGTCGGTCTTTTGCTGGATCGCTACTGCTACTTCACCCGTGCCCAATTCTGGAATACGCGCAAAGTTGGAACCCAACTGAATCGTACCGGAAATGGTCAGGTAAGCAAAGTGGCTACGGCCTGTCAACAACTTGTCGTAGTTGGCAACGTCACCCACGGGAATTACGGGAACGTTGTCAATGTAAAGCACATCAAACGTTTGCCCATTGGCAGTTACCGCCCGTTGGGTGATCCGTGGTTGGTTGATAACTGCACTGGATTTCAGGGCCAACAATTCCAAATACAGCTTGGATTTGATGGAGTTCGATACCAAAAACATCGGCATAAAAGAACGGCCCGTGTCACCTACTCCACCGTCAACAATCGCCTCTTGTAGGTCATTGGTGGCAGCTGCAAAAATATCGTCGTACAAGTCCAGAACGGAACCCGTGAAGGTTTGGCCGTTCGTGGCGATGTTCTGACCTCCACCGGATTGAATGAACAAGCTATCCAAGTTCAAGTGTGCGTACTTGGTAGGGTCGCCTGCTTCCAAGTCGATAAGCAAATCAATCCAACCCCGGCAAGTGCCAACGGTTTTCTTAAATGCTTCCTCGACATTGGTAGGCGTACCGGAAACAATAGCCACGGTTTCAGGGTCAAACAACTGGCCAGCGGTCAACATCATGCGGTTTCCTACGGTGGCACTCTTCACGATGGTGTTGGTCAATGCTGTCAATGCTGCCTGACCTGCTGCACTCAATCCCACGGTAGCCCCCGTATTCCAGGCATGGAAAGAACGGAAAACGCTATTGTAAAACTCATCGTTGCAAAACTCCAAGTTCAATTTGGATTTGCAAGGGGTGATGGTTTTGTTGGCGAATCCGTAAACCCCTAGCGGTGTCCAAGCACAAGAGTTGTGCGGCTGCCAAAGGTGTGGCTCACCTGTTGGGTACCAGATTTTGTATTCCAAGTCAGTGGTGAGGCGCATGTAAGAGTACATGCCGAAAGCAGCCTGATAAAATCCAAACTTGTCATTGTATCGCTGCTCTGCCAAATAGTTCAACTCCGATGTTTGAAACATCAGCATGTTACTATCTGGCATGAAAATTGGTTCCAGAGTTATTGGCTCCATTATTTTTATTTTACAGTGTGGGCAAATTGATTACGCTTTCACAGAGGCTTTCAGAGCCTTGCCAAATGCTTTTTCGGTGTCACTCAATCCGGTTTTGGCGTTGCCTTCGCCCGGCTTTGGTTCGTCCAGTTTCTTACCTGCGAGTTCGGCGGCCAGGTCGTTGATCGTTTTGGCCTGGGCCTCAACGGTGCCTTTGAGGGTTTCGACAACCGACTTTTCAGCAAATGCCGAATCATCAATTTTCTTCAACCCCAATTCAGCCACAGCGTCGGCTACCATTGTTTTGAGTTCTTCCGCGTCGATTTCAGCCTTGAGGGATTTGATACCTTGCAAAGCTTCAATAGCGGCCTGTTCAGTTGCGTTTTCTGGAATATCTACGCCAAACAGGTCTTTGATCTTTTTGAAAAGTCCATTCATTGTTTTAGTATTTGGTGAAGCCTTTGGTATCAGGCCCTTTATTGAAGTGATAAGAGAATCGGAGTTTGCGGGAATTGGGGTGATTGAGATTTCGTAAAGTGCGGCAATATCCAGGAAGAAAGTATTTGTTTGGGGTTCGTATAGGCTCTTTTCCCAGTTAGTCAAGTACCCAATTGAAAACCCTTTTATATAGCCCTCTTCCAGCATCCAAGAATCTGACCAGGACTTCGACACGTAACCGCGCACAAAAAGCCCGTCTTGCATTGCCTCAGCTTCCAGAATTTTACCGACTGCTTTGTTTTCGTTGTGGTTGAATAGGAGTGTGCCGTACCCGTTTTTCATGTACCCGTCAACGGTGTCCTGATTCCAGTTGTAAGCGGCTACAACATCCCCTAAAAGGTCTTTGCTAGTCTTATTTGCGTAGCCTTCGACATAGATTCCATAGTCAGGAACCATTGATTTAAGCCTTTCCGGTGGCTCTATCGCCTTGTATTCCCATGCTGTAAAGACTTCATCCGGCTTTACTTTGTCCAAAACCTCGGCCATATGTACGATTTTCAACAAAAATCTACTTATTGCACGGGCTTTGGAATGGTGGCGGGTTGGTGGTCGGACGTTTTTGACTGAAAAATAAATTTCATTTCAGGTAAAATAAATTTGTGTACTATTATAAATGCACTTATATTTGTGTACATTAATTTACAAAACATCGTTCATGAGCACAATTACCGAATTGAAGAAAACTGGACTTCCTGTTTATCGTTGGCAAAACAACGTTTGGGAGTTGATTACAGAATGGAATGATGATAAAGAAATGCGGTGGCTGAATTTGTATAATGATAAGTTTGAGCACTACGCATATGGAGTGTACAAGAAAAAATAATTGCGTTTAGTGTCAACATCGGAGCGGTCAGAGATGGTCGCTTTTTTTTATTTCTTCCCGGTCACCCTTCTCAATTTCCTCTCAGTCAATCCCCACTTGATACGCAATTGCTCACAACTCATGCCCTTTTGGGAGTCCTCCCGTATTAATGCCGCTGTCAATTGCTCATAGGTCATGTTGAGCAATAAGGCCAAGGGTTGCTTAGGAATGTCGGCAATGCTTGACGCTTTAGCCCCGGCAATGCGGTTGTAAAAAATCACAATCACTTTTTCAATGTCGATGCGGGTAGACTCCCGTCGTGTATAGCCCATTTGATCCATTTTTTAATGTCCTTCAAATCTGCACAGCATTCAGAGCCGCGCCAAAATCCAAGCTGAAAAAGCGTCTTTGCATCCTCCCAGGTAATTTCCTGCTCTGCCATGTCGGCAATGGCTTGCTTTTGTTCGTCCGTTAAATGAACCGTCCTGATCATTGTATCGTGTTTTCACTTTCTTCAACCAAATCAATTGGTGTGCTCGTTGAATCATTCCTGTGGTCTTTTATGGCTATGGCCTTGTAAAGCTTGTACCCGAAGTAATCAACAAGTAGCGGTTGCCTAAAATCTATTTCCTTGTAATCTTGCTCGTTAAGCCAAAGCAGCAAATTGAAGTCAGCCTTTTTGTAAAAATCTTTTACAATTTTCAAGCGCCAAAACGCTGTATAAAAGTCGCCATTGCTTGAGCCGTACACGGGACGATAGAACCCGGCTATACTTACTGCACGGGTGGGCCACTGCGATAAGTACCCAAACTCTGAAATGGCAACGCCTTCGTAAACGAGTTGGTAAGGATCGCCGCTGCTGTTCAACTGCTCAACTAGCCCGTGGTTGTACGCTACCCGATACCCAAGCTTTTTACTCAACTTCCCATCTTCATTATCCCACAACGCCATAAGTGCGGGTGTTGCGTCAACACTGGAACCATCAGGAAGAAAACCAATTTCCTCAACGGTGGTGTCTCGCTCAATGGTTGGTTCAAATATTGGGTTCTCAAGGGTCTTTGTTTCTTCTTTTGCGCCCCCGGTATCAACGAGTTTTGACCATATTTGTACGGGAAAATTGCGGCTTTCAATAAATGAATCAGAACTATCCTTGAATTGCAGGCGCAAATACCGTTCGTGCTGCTCAGTTATTTCTCGTTTAACCAGGGAGCCGCCTTGTACTTTGGTGGTCAAATCCAGAGCAGAGTTTAGGAAAAATCCCTCTATCACTGTCGCGTCAATACTGGTTTGATACGGTGGGTAAAGGCTGATTGTTTTTGTGTTGAAGTCTGGTTTAATTATTCCGCTGATCATATGCTGCATCCCCTTGAATAAGTCCAGGGCGTTGAGGTTTGGATCAATTAAATCGCCTAAGTTGATGGTGTCGTTTTCAATGTAGCGCGGTGGATCGGGTTCAAATTTACACTCACCACCTGCAAGAAGCGACCACGGGTATTCATCCCCGCCTGGGGTGATCTTATCCATGTACTCAACGAAGATGCCGAATGAGTCCCCAGCTTGTACGCCTTCAATGCGAAAGTCAATATTTAGGATTATGGTTTGTGCTTCGCCTGGGATGCCCTGGTACTGCTCAACAAAAGGGAAAAATAAATCATCGGTAGCGGGTCGGTTCTGATAAAGCAAAAGCGTCCAGGTTGGTGCTGGTGATCCTGCGGGAGTTGCAGGTAGCGAAATTGTGGCGTTGAGTCTGAAATGTAAATCAATATCGGTTTGCCCTGCTGGGGGGTATAGGTACTCAGCAGGTGCCAAAAGGGAGTTGTACAAGTTGAAGGGGTCGTACACTTCATTTGGAAAAATCAAACTGTCAACAAGTCCAGAAAAATCGATCTGCGCATTATTGGCAACCGTTACCCGTAAAGGGTCTTGTTTGCCGTCGTAGCTGTACCAAAACTCACCTGAGATATAGCCATAAAGCCTGTTGAATGGCCAAACATCCCAAACGCTGCTTTCAAACTGCCAGCCTATTGCACAAAAGCAGGCCCGCATGACCTTGGTAAGATTGAACCAAATGCGCAAATCTTTCAAAGTTGCGCTTCCCTCCTGGTTCCAACCTCCGTAGCTGGCAAGTGTTGGCGTTGCCATAATCGTCGTATCGCTCCAAGCCGCTGCAATTTCTGCATCCGTGTACTCAAATTCCCCTAAATCCACATCTCTAACCCGTAACCGTTGCAGCTTTTCAGCCCAATTTGAGCCGTAAATTTCTACTTCATACCCATCATCCTTTGTTTCAGTGAGTCGGATTTCGTCAAACTCCAAGATCTCGCCATTGTCCCATACCCATACATCTACCGCCGCCGTATAGTCTGCAAAGAAATAGTCGTTACCAGGGCTGCGAGGTAGCGTAAAAGACAAAGCAACTTCCTGGCTTACCTTATTCTCTGTATCAAGCTCACTACGACTCTTTGACTTGCGGATGCCGTAGTCCTCTGGCAAATCGAAATAAAACTCACCATCGGTTAGTAAATGCGTAGGAATGCCAGAAATTTTCTTTGCTTTTATCATTTCGTTGGTGTAGATTTGTGGCGTTGTGAATTATGAGGTATTTGTTTTATGTTCATGAAGATTAGGCATAGGGTAAATGTCACTGCGGGGGTTAACAGCCCCCTTTTTTATTTGTGCCAACGGGTTCCCGATGCACTTTTAAACACGCCTTCAAATCGCTTATCCCCTCCCCTGTTCATGTTCACAAAGTTACCCCTGGTCATTTGTAAGCGCTCCAATTTCGATACCGTTCCCGAACTCGTTTCCACCTGCTTTATCCGGTAAATTTGTGGGCTTCGTTGCAATTGCTCAAACATGCCCCGGTTCAATTCGTTGATGGGTTCGGAGATATACACTAACTCATTTTGCGCATCGGTGATGGTGTCTACCCTGGCAACATCCTGTATCTGATCTTCGTAATCCCTGCCGCCTGGTTCAAAGATTCGAGTTGATGCTGTCACGCCTTGGTTGAGTGCTCGGAGTTCTCCAAACCTGATACTATCAAAGCTTCCCAAGTCGCCCAGGTAAATGATTACTTCTTTGCAGTCGCAATCTTGGTGCGAGAATGTTCTGACCAACTTTTCAGAATATGCGGTTTTCACATCACCATCTGTGTAGGCGAAGACTTGAATATCTACACTATCCGCTGTATCGAGTAGGCCCGTGTATGATCCGTTAAGTGTGCCAATGGGGACAAAAAAGAAACGGTGAGCGTCGGTGTCTGGGCTTGCTGCAATGGTTTCGGTGGTTTCTCCGATGTGGATTGTAAACTCAATTAAAAAAGGATCAGCCGTGCGCCATGACCCATCATTGACTAAGTAAATGCCAGCCAATTCAAAGAAGTCATTGCACAGATACCGCCTTAATGGGTTTCCCGTTACCCACTTTACAAGTGGATCACCTGGGCCGTCATCGCTGGGATCGCTGGTGTATGGTGCAAACCCCAATTGATCAGTGGGCTGAAAGATGGAATTGATAAGGGTAAACAAATCGCCTTGTACAACCTCTTCCACGTCCTGTTGGCAGATTGAGTTTTGATTGATCAGCGCCGCTTTGAAAAGTATGTCCAGATAAAAATTATCCTCAGCCCAAAATAACAGATCGGTTTTGGGTTCGTAGGTGCTGAACAGAAAAGCAGGATCAAATTTGATAGAGCACACGCCATTTACCCCGCTTGGGTCAATCGCCGCGGACTTTCGGCCCACAATGCGCGTTGAATCTGCGTATAAATCCCAAATCACAAACTTGCTCTTTCTGCTTTCTGTAGTGCCGTTGGTGCTGGAAACTGTTGGCGGGTTGGTTAGCGCGTTAAATACAAAGGTGAACGGAGACAATGCCCCAGGCTTTGACCTGGTTACGGTCACTACACCCCCGGCATGAGTTATAACCCAGTCCAGAAAATCAGGGTTGATTGAAAGCATCCCGGCAAAGTTGGCGGCGGTGTCTTCTTTGGCGGCTTCGTGGTGGTAGGTAAGTGCCGTAAAAGGAAAAGCTGAATCAGTGGTGAAAAGAGAATCCACTACAATTACTTCCAGTGCGTCAGCTTCGGCCCCATCAACAAAGGTTAGTGTGAAGGTTGCGAAAGCATCCGCACTATTTAAAAAATCCGTTGTGCCCAACAACCATTCCAAGTACTTACTCTTTGGCTGTGGTACTGTATCGCTTGGTTGACTTGTTATCGTGAAGCTCATATCTTGCTTTTTTGTTCTGCCTGTGAAATCCTTTCATTTTCCCGGTTGGCTACAACTAGCCCAGCCTCTACCCCTCGTTTGGCTCCGACTCCAACGGCTGCGGCCATGTTTTGGATCGAGTTGGCATCTATTGAAACAATGCTTATTCCACCGGACACACCCACATTCATTTTGGAGAAATTAGGCTCAAGTAATCCCCCTTGCTCAAACTTTACCCCATAGCCCCGGTCGGCATTGATGGCAGATAATACAACCCGCTTACCTGGGAAGTTTACCGCGCTCAGTTGTTTCAAAATAGGGTAGTAGCGCCCGGTGTTGTGCTTGTTGACTATGGCGGTTCCCCCTTGGCCATCATCTCCAATCCATTCCCCGCCTTCGGCTTCAATGGTGGTATTGCCTACTTGAACAGGAACACCCCCGTGTGCGTGGCTTGGCCCTTTTATGATCATGCCTTTGGCGGCTTTCTGTGCGCTGATTTGTGCGATCTGGCTTGTAGTGGTAAAGGTCAGAAATGCAATTTGGGCAGCCTTGTAAAGTGCGCCCAACGGATCAGGTATGATTGAAGGAGTGGCCAGGATATTGACAACACCGGATGCAAGCGAAGACAAGGCAGAGGCAATCCTGAACCGCTTTTGCTGTTCAAACTCTTTCTTTCTGATGCGCTCCTGCTCTGCTGCAAGCTCTTTTTCAAGCTTTTCTTTCTTTTTGGTGTTATCCCCTGCCAACTCAATTTCTTTGGCGTAACGCTCTTCTATGGCGTTTAATTCGGACTCATTGCGCGCACTGGCAAGGCCCGATATTGCGGCCCCGGCCTCTGTGAGTGTGTCAAAAAATCTACCGGATGTAAAGAAGTTGCCAAACTCTTCAAGTAAAGCGTCTAAACTTACCTCAAAATCTGTTCTGGTTCTGGTCGTGAATTGCTGTACACCTTCGCCAATTCCTTTCCCAAGGTCAGCAAGTCTATTGAGTAGGCTTTCCCCTACGACCTTTAGCCCTTTTTCAGATACTTGCACCTGCTTCAATACCCCGTCCTCAGTTACTGTTTGGGTACGCTGGAAAGTCCTTTGTGAAGCGTCCTGTATTTTTTGCGCCTCTCCGATAAACCCGGTAAGGTTATCGAGTAGTATCTTTTGTTCCTTTTCTGCTTTACTTAGCAGGTCTTTTGCGGAAAACAGGCGTTCAAATAATGCGGGTTGGTCTTTGGGTGCGGCCCTTTCAATCTCCCTTTCCAGCTTCGACACTTCGCCTCTAAGAAATGCAAGGGAACCTTTCCCGAACTCTTCGGCGACCTTTTTCGCCTTGGATATGCTACTGGTTATCTTATCGACTTTTTTCGCTGCCTCTTCGCTTCCTGCTCCGAATTGCAAAACGTCACCTTTGCCTTTGTTAGCCAGGTCGATAAATGTTTTCAGGCTGTCGGCTGATGCTTTGGTTTTCTTTTCGGTGCGATCCAGTGGCGCAAAGATGATATTATAAAAGTCGTTGACTTTGTTACCAAGAAAAGTAAAGCCCTTGATTAAGCCATTGACGGTAGCAACCAAGAACTCAAAAGGTTTTTTGGCTAATTCTGCTATCTTCAAAAACGAACTAAATCCACTTGCGGCCCCTTCTCCGTTTTCTTCAACCACTCCCAGGCTTGCCCCAAGTTCTGAAATGCTTGAGGAAAGTGGGCCTAAGATTGCTCCCAGGTCTTTTACGCCTTCAATAACCAATAGTAAGACCTCCAAAAGCTTTGTTTGGATAATGGTCGTTACATCGCTTAAATTGGCCCCGGCCCCGCCTATGCTTTCGGATACTTCAACGAGTGTCCGATTAAACTCGGTGTTGATCTCAAGTGTGCGAAGCTGTGCGCTTTGATATTCATTGGTGGTGTCGATCAATGAAAGTGTAGCCTGGTCAACATCTTTTAGGGACTTAATAAACTTTATCCCTGCATCCTCACCCGCGCCCCTGAACACATCCGCAAGAACAGCCCCGGCCTTTGGCCCATTTTCTTGCACGGTGTCAAGTTGCTTGGCAACCTCTGCAATAGCCCCGCCTATGCCCTTTTCTCCAATGATCTTTTGGATTTCGGCACCACTGATTCCAATTCCCTTGAGTGCGAGTAGGGTAGCGGGTGTAAGTTCCCGCAAGCTCAAAGCCGCTTCTTTTACCGCGTCGGCACCTTTGTCGGAGAAAATACCCTCAGTTGCTTGCCTATTGGCGACTTTAAAAAATTGATCTGCATTTAATCCAGCTTCTTGGAAAAGCCGTGGGTACTCCCTGATGGTGTCTAAGAACTCACCATTGGCGTTTGATCCAGCAACAAAACCTTCCTCGATTCTGGTTAGGGCTTCGCCAAATGTGATATTGAAAGCCTTGGAAACGGCGTTGGCACTTTCAATGATCCGCTTTTGATCCTCTCCGAATGTATCAGCAACGCCCTTTATCCGTGCTGTGAAGTCATCGAGGTCGGCCCCGCTTGCGTCGGTAAGTGTTGAGATTTCACCCCTCAATTCCCGAATGCCTTGCACTAATTCGTAGACATTTTGCAAGGCCCCAATTAAAGCCTGCCCTATTTCTGCTGCTGCGCCTGGGATTGAGGCAAAAGCGGCAATGTCAAACCCTGAAAGCTGGGTGAATACACCTTGGAAAGCTTCGCCGTAGTTACCAACATTGCGTTGGAATTGGCCTAATGATGCGTCTATGTCTTTTAATTCGTGGTCAAGTTCCTGAATACGTTTGATAGTACGTGCTCCAAATGCGCCTTGCCTTTCTTCTGCTGTCAGGTCTTTGTATGAGTTGCGAAGCCGTACCAATTCAGCGTTCAATGCCCGGTATGAGTTCTTGCCCTGATCCGCGTTTTGTTTGAATTGGTTAATGGCGTTGCGCTCTTGCTGCCTTTGCTCTTGCTGGATCGTCTTGAGTGCTGCGATCTGGGTTCCAAGCCGCTTGTATTCGTCAGTGTTGAACTTCTCAGCCTGACGGGCTTTAGTAGTGTCCCGTATGGCCCTAGCCAAATCCTCTTGACTGTTGACCGCCGTTTTTACGCCTTTGATTTCAACTTCGTAAACCAGAACCTTTGTCATGCTGCTATTTTTCGTGCTTCTTCGATCGCTGCTTGGTAGATTTCGTCAAAGTTCTCTACCAAAAGCTCAAAGACTTTGAATTGCTCTTCAATGATTTTTTCCGCGTTCATCTCAAAGCCAAACTTTATCCACTCGGTACGTCTCCCGTTTTTGGAAAAGGCAAACGATCCAGGTAACGGGAACCCAAGTACAGCGGCTTTATTGAGTGTCAGAAACGTGAACCGCTTTAGATTCGACTCAGAAAGCCCAGGTTTTACCACCATGGCCCACTGCAATAACCTTGCCTCTGCCGCCGCGCTTGTGTCTACTTTACTCGCTGGTATTCCCGTGTCCAAATCTAAAAGGTAATCATTGCCCTCTATGCCAATTCGCAAAGTATCTCCGACACTTTCGACAACTTTTGCCTTTAGCGAGGCGATGCCCCGGCCTGTTGCAACGTGGCCCTGTTCCCTCAATTCGTCCTTGCCTTTTTCAACTAGGCTTTCCACGGCATTCAGGGCAATGCCCACTAATTCCTGATACGTGACTATCCGCATGACTCGCAATTTGTAACGGGAACAACTGAGCTAGTGGGGTCGCTGTACTTCATTCGGGTTTCAATGGTTTCGCAAACTTGGATTGTGAACTCAACTGCATAACCCCTTGCGCCGCCAATGGCCCCGTCGCTGTATTTGGTGAACTTCCAGCGTTCAGGGGCAGTAATGAGGTTTTCAAGCCATTGTCCATATTCGCTGACAACATCTATCAAGTCATTGTCAATGCGATAATCTATTTCGTTTCTTGTCATCCAAAATTCGCCCTCAGTGGATTCAACTAAATAATGATCCAGTAATTGACGAATGAACGAGCGCAAAAGGTACAGTGTATTTTCAAACGTGCTTTCGGTTCCCAGTACTTCCGGTGGGCAATTCTCGCAGGTGTTGCGATCAAATGCCACAACCAACAAATCCAAGTAAATGCGGTCGCTTTTGATGGAGTTGGTATAAGCTCCTGTTTCCTGTATCACAATCCCAGGGTATTCAAACACCATCTTGGATGGATCACTACCCGCCGCCTCCCAATTCCGGGAAAAGAACCGCCCCGCTTTGTAATCTCCATACGTGGCCCCCAACGACGGGTGCATGACGCTTGGTTGCATATCATCCACAAAAGCAGCAAAGGAGTTAACCCGGTGAGGCACCCCTTTTTTGTTCTGTTCCCGTGATGCCATTTGAGCCACGATCTTGCGGCAAATGGCGATGAAGTCATTTTTGGTTAGTACTTTCACACCCGTGAATTTTTAAGTGAAGTAAGAAAAACAAAATCCTCAAAGTCGCTCTTCCAAAGTGATTCCATTCCTCCGATGTACCATTGTTCCCGTAAAGCCGCATCAAGTAGCAACCGCCACCCCATCAACTCAAACGCTTCCCGCGCCGCCGCTTCACGATCCCTGGTTTCTTTCGACTTAGTTCCTCCACCCTGATAGGGCGAGCCGTTCCAGAAGAATTGGTAATCTGGTTTTGAAGCCAAAGCAAGTACGAATTGATCAAAAAAAAACGAAGGGTTAAAACTTCGGCGGCGGTTACGGTTCTGAAAGTTTGCATCCTATCGTTTAGGAAAGATTCCAACTCTTTGCGGTTCCAGGGTAACGCCTCCCCTTTCTTGCGTACAAGTATTGCCAATTCTCGCAGTCCCAAAGTGAAGTCCATACTACCAAGGGCAAACTTTTTTTCTTCCAGATTCTTCTCTGCTATGCGTCGGAACTCAAGTACTTCGATTGCTTCACCCGTACTCACCCCTTCCAGCGTCAAAAACTTAGCGGCCTTGAGTTGGTCAAGTTGGTATTCTTCGCCACCAATCACCAACTTGAAAACTTTAGCCTCAAGCGTTTCGGGCTTGAAGGTGTTGATAATTGTGTTCAGGTGTGCGTATAGGCGCATAACGGACAGATCGTCTCCTAGTGTGACAGTAAAGCCGCTTATAAACAATTCCTCAAGCGGTTCATCAAGTGAAAACGGTAAATCCCAAATCCATTCCCCGTACACGTAAGCCAATGCCCTGGTGATTGAAACTATTGCGGCTTGACTGTCTTCAGCTTCTTGTGCGGTAAAGTATTCCTGCTCCTGGTCTTTGAAGTCGCAAAACGCCTCCCATGGTATTTCATGTGCGGTAAGTGGTAGATTGATTGTGGCCCCGTTGGATAGTTGTGCAATCATTATCCGCAAGATTCGCATTCGCCTGACGTTTCCCGCCCGGCTTTGGCTGAGTAATCGGGTTCTTTTCTATACTCGCTTGCTGTTTTAGCGGGCTTTGCGGGTATCTCTTTGGGTTGGTGATTGAGTCCTTCCTGATTCAAAAAGAAGTCCACAACGCGAGGTTTATCCGCTATGTAGAACTCACCCAAGGAAAGCATCATTGAACGCCAATACTGCGCCCTAAACCCTGCTTTCTTGGCATCTTCGTAGGCTCCCATGAGTGCGTTAAATATCGCCTCTGCTTCGGGGTGTACCCACTCGCTTTGTTGGCCTTCTCCTGTTTGCTCAATTTCGGTTTTGACTTTTGCCATTATGTTTGATTTATCCTTTACCTGTTTTCATTTCCCCCGGCCTTGGAACATGCTTCACAATCCAGGTGAACCCATACCGCCCAGCGTCCAAGCTGTGGTTATATTGGTCTATTGGGGTATCACTTTTCTTGTCAGCCCATACGTAGTTATCAAGCTCGTTTTTGATGTTGGGACTGTCGGACGTGACAATGATTTCGTAATCCTTCATGTCCTTGATGCCCTGAATAATGGAGTTTGGCCCCTTCTTCGCCTCAATAACCCTGAACCCCTTGGACCTCAAAAACATCACGGTCCTCTTTTCGTTGGTGTCCGATACAATGGGTTTGCTCTTATCCGGTATCGCGTCGGTCATCATCCTCAGAAGCCCCTCGTTTGAAAGCTCCGTTTCATAAATCAATTCCTTTAGGTAAATCTTTTTCCGCTTTCGATCCACTGCAATCTTCACAAGTGCCAACGGATCAGGGAAGTACCCAAAGTCCATAGCGTAAATATACGGCAACTTTTCGTCAAATACACCCTCGCTCCAATCCTCATAAATTACACCCTCTGCTTTTTCGATCCATTGGCCTATGATGTAGTGGGCGTACTTCTTTGGGTTATTGGCCTTGAGGTCGTAGATACGACGTAGGTAAGACTCTGAAAGGTTGTCTTTGTTGTCCAGGTACGTGACGTGTATGTGCGTCACGTCGGGGTGTGTGGAGATTGAAACAGGCACCCCGTCAATTATTTCCGTTCGCCTGGTGTCTTGAATCCAACGCTTATAAACCCAATGGTTTTTATTCGTTGGGTTCATAATCAAAATAATCAGGTTTGTTTTGTTTTTATCCCTGATCGAAAGGTCGATCTTGTCAAATTCATCCTCGTTAGTCAATTCCTCAGCTTCATCGAGCACAAAAATATTGGCCTTGATTGACTTGAGCTTTGCGGTTTGGGACTTGGAACCGGATTTCAAACCCCTGAACGATACGGCTGATCCGGTGGACCCGCAATACACATCATTTTTCTTTTGGGTAAAGTAGGGATGAAGGTTTTGAATGTCGATCTTTTCAGCAAATTCAAGTACTACTGAATCATTAGCCGCCGCCATTGTGTAGCGGGTATAAAGTATTCGTTGATTGTGGTGCTCTGCCATGATGCGAGAGCAAAGAAGAGTGATGGCAAAAGACTTAGCAGCACCACGACCACCAGATAGCAGGACATAGCGAGTTTTTGGAGCTTCAAAAAGGGGGGCAAACTTTTCATTTACTCGGATTTCACCCATACTATTTTTGGAATGTCTGCCAATTCTGTGGTGCCTCCTATGGCTCCGATCTCAACCAGTTTTCTACCATATCCCCTACTTGCGCCCTTGGTTTCCAAGTACCATTTAATCAAAACGTTGTCGCCTTTCTCAATGGCTTTCATTAGGGCGTTTTCGGCTATGTCAATGTTTTCTTCTTGTAGCCTCATTACCGCGTCCCGGTATTCTCCGTCTTTCTCCATCCATCGGGCATGGGTTCCACGGTCAATCCCAACCTCTTTGGCTGCATACTTTACGACACAATAATGCTCCGATAAAGATTTGAGCATAGCCGCCTTTTGTGCTGCAATTGTGCGCTTCTGTGAATCCCTTGATTTTGCCCTTTCCTCCGGTGTGAATCCTCCTTTACCCATGTAAAAGGCTTTTGATAGTTGAAACAATACGATCCAAGTTGTAGATGGCCCTGTACAAAGATTCGTCAATCATGTTTTGTCGTGGCCTGTTCTCCCAAATATGGACAGTGTTTTCATTGATGGTAAACCAAACTTCCTTGTCTCTGAATGTATTGTGCTTTGATATTTTGCAAGTCCCATATGCAGCCATGTTACTCGAAAGCTCATGAAGTTGAATGTCACTTGCTGTGGTTGTGTGCCAATCACCATTATCCAAGGCCATGTTCAGGATTTTCAACAACTCTTCGTTTGATAGATCACTAAAGGTTCTTTTGTTGCTCATTGGTTGCCTGGTTTAAATTCAAACTCAGTTACCCCTCTCAACAAATAATCCCACATCTGCTCCAAATACGCTTCGCCATGCTTTTGATACAATCGGTATTCTTTGACAAACTTGTGATCCAGGTAGCCAGCCTTTTCAAACGCTTTGAAGA